GGCGGTGCAGGCGGTAGCGGTATCGTCATTATCCGATACCCTAACATCTATAAACTAGCCACAAGCACTACAGGAAGTCCTACACAAACAACTGCTAACGGGTACTACATTTACACGTTTACCGCATCAGGAAGTATCACGTTCTAATGGATCCAATCACCATCTTTGCTGCGTGTAAGGCGGCACACGCAGGGATCAAAGAATGCGTGGAACTCTACAACGATTTCAAGCAAGATGGTAAAGACCTATCAGGGATCGTCACCGACATCAGTCAGCATTTGGGTAAGTTCTTCACGCACAACGAGGAGTTCAAGACTGCTGAAAAAGAAGCACAAAAGACTCCCTTACCCAAAAATGTATCCATCAACGAAGAGGCAATGAACCGAGTTTTGCGTCAAGAGCAGATGCAACAGATGGAGACCGAGTTAAGAGAGATGATTATTTATCAGGTAGGAATGCCCGGTCTTTGGTCAAAGTTTGCTGAGATGCGGGTAGTAGTGCAAAAAGAACGTGAGAAAGTCGAGCGTGAGCAAAAAAAGCCGTGGCAGAAGCTGCGTACAAACGTAGACTTCTTATTCAAAAATACCAAGTTCGAGCCACAATATACGCTGCAATTTTAATTTTGGTGCTTGAGTTTGTTGGGTTAATGTACTATGTACATACAGAATACCAAAAATCTAAATATCATTTGGAGAAATAAATGGATTGGTTAAAAAGTATTGCGCCAACAATTGCAACGGCATTAGGTGGCCCACTTGCAGGCATGGCGGTTGAAGCCCTATCCAAGGCTATAGGTGTTGACCCTAGTGAAGTCCAAAACACTATCAATTCAGGCAAGATGACTGCCGACCAAATAGCTTCCCTTCAAACCGCAGAGTTAGCATTGAAAGCCAGAGCGCAAGAGATGGGTCTTGACTTTGAAAAGTTGGCGGTGGCCGACCGTACTTCTGCCCGACAAATGCAGATCAGCACTCAAAGCTATGTACCGCCTACCCTGTCAATCATGATTGTGATGGCATGGGCGATTGTGCAATGGTTTTTACTTACCCACATTATTGATGGCTCAATGCGTGAACTTGTCGCTCGTGTACTAGGTACTTTAGATGGTGCTTTAATGCTAGTCTTATCGTTCTATTTCGGGTCTTCTGCTGGTTCACAGGCAAAAGATGATTTACTTCACAAAAGTTCACCTACAAAATGACTACACTTTTATCACCCAACTTCACTCTTGAAGAATTAACACACACCGACCACAGGGAGTTTACAAATGAACCTAATGACCTTGAAAAAAACAATCTTAAGCGTTTGGCAGAGCTACTTGAACAAGTTAAAGGACTTCTTGGCGGTAAGCCAATTATGGTTAACTCAGGTTTTAGGTCTAAACAAGTTAACGACGCGGTTGGAAGCTCTGATCGTTCTCAGCATCGCGTGGGTGCTGCTTGCGATTTTCGTGTGCCTAGTATGACCCCAAATGATGTAGTTAAAGCCATAATTGCATCAGACATACCATTTGACCAAATCATTCGCGAGTTTGACAGATGGACGCATATAAGCGTTCCAAATGAACCCACAGGTAAACCTAGACGGCAAGCGCTTATTATTGATAAAATGGGTACACGCATCTACGCCTAGGTAAATCATGCCATTACAAAAAGTCGTTTTTAAACCGGGGGTTAACCGGGAGAACACTCGATACACCAACGAGGGTGGCTGGTACGAATCTCAAAATGTTCGTTTCCGTCAAGGCACGCCTGAAAAGATTGGCGGTTGGACGCAATACACCACGTTTACATTTTTGGGTGTTTGCCGACTGCTTTGGAATTGGATCACGGTCAACAACATTAACTACTTGGCAGTAGGTACAAACTTAAAGTTTTACCTAACCTTTGGTACACAGTACTACGACATCACGCCTATACGCTCTACAGTTAATCTGCCCAATAACCCTATTGCCACAAACTCCGCTACCAATGCTGGCGGAAAGACAACCGTCACCGTTACTACAACCTTAGCGAATGGCGCTTTACTTGGGGACTTTGTAACCATAGCAGGAGCAACGGCGGTTGCAAGTGTAACAGTCAGTGGCGAATACCAAATTGTTTCTATCCCAACATCAACAACATTTACCATATCCGTAACGGGTACTGCAACAGGTACTACAACAACAGGCGGCGGTGCATCAGCTACGGCGGCCTTCCAAGTCAATACAGGCGCAGCATATCAAATTCCATATTACGGTTGGGGCGCTGGGTACTGGAGTCAGGGGACTTGGGGCAATGGCGGTACATCCGCTACCAATATCCAGTTGTGGAATGCCTATAACTTTGGTGAAAACCTACTCTTTGGCCCTCGTGGAGCGGGCCTTTATTATTGGAAAGCTTCTGGTGGAACAACAACACCCGGTGTTTTGTTGTCTAGTCAAGGCGGAGCAGTGACCTTTACCAATGCGTCACCTACAGTTGTGACGTTTACTATTCCTTTGACTGAAGGCACAGCCGTTCAGTTTGCTACCTCAAGCTCAATGCCTTCTGGCGTAACCGCTGGACTTACGTACTATCTGTTTAACGTACAAGGTTTAACAGCCAATCTTTTAAACAGCGCAGGTGCAATAGTCAATACATCTTCTACGGGTTCAGGATGTTCTATATCCAATCTTGTGGATGTGCCTTTGTTCCAAAACTACATCATTGTGTCAGATGCTTCTAGGTTTGCCCTTGTGTTTGGGACAAACGACTATGGTTCTTCTACTATAGACCCCATGTTGATTCGTTGGTCAGATCAAGAAAACCCATACGAGTGGACACCCGACGCCACAAACCAAGCGGGTAGTATCCGGTTGTCTCACGGCTCACAGATCCAATCAGCCATCCAAACTCGTCAAGAGATTGTTGTTTTGACCGATCAAGCGGTCTATTCATTCCAATACGTGGGCGCTCCTTACTACTGGAAAACGCAGCTTCTTGGTGACAACATATCTGTCATTGGTCAAAACTCAGTTGCTCTTGCCTCCAGCGTGGTTTATTGGATGGGTAAAGACAAGTTCTATATGTACGATGGTCGTATACAAACGCTTAATTGTGATCTTCGTAAGTTTGTATTCCAGAACATCAACCAGACCCAGAACCAACAGGTTTTTGCCAGCACCAGTGAAGCCTACAATGAGGTATGGTGGTTCTACGTTTCTGGAACAGGCACAGAAATTAACGCTTATGTAGTCTATAACTACATTGAAAAGCTCTGGTACTACGGCAGTATGGCGCGTACTGCATGGTTAGACTCAGGACTGTTACCCAACCCAGTTGCGGCTACGTACACTGGTTATGTTCTTAATCAAGAGACAGGTGTTGACGATGTTTCAACAGGCACTGCGGTATCTATTCCAGCTTATATTTCTTCTTCAGAGTTTGATATTGGTGACGGGCATAATTTTGCTTTCGTGTGGAGAATACTTCCTGACTTGACCTTTGAAGGCTCTACAGATGGCACAACCCCTGAAGGCACAATGACGTTGTATCCTATGTACAGTTCAGGTTCGGGCACAAACAACCCTCGGGCAAACGGCGTACAAAGCATTAACTTAAGTGCAAACCCTGAGACATTTACAGGCGAAGTCTATACACGGGTACGTGGACGGCAGTTGATTATCAAGATGGAGTCCGACAAGGTGGGTACGACTTGGCAGTTGGGAGCCCCGAGGCTAGATATCCGTCCTGACGGCAGACGTTGATGGCACAGCAACCCATTATTAATCCACCCGTACCTAACTTGCCCTTGGGCCCACAAGACTACGACCGTCGGTTTCAAGATCAGTTAAACAACGTGTTGCGTTTGTTTTTTAACCAGCTCAACAATGCCTTAAACGTAATTGTCAATAACTACACAGTTGGCACTACTGTGTATACCGTAGATACATTGCCGAGCGCTTCTGTATTGGGTGCGGGCACAAGAACTTTTGTATCGGATTCTTCGGTGACTACTTTTAATACAACGGTAGCTAGCGGTGGGGCAAACACAGTGCCTGTATTCTCCAATGGAACCAACTGGAAAGTAGGTTAATATGCTAAACTTGAACTTATTTAGGAGACAGCCATGAGCTTAAATTTAGGCGACTTTAACCCAGTTAGAATTCTTGCAGGAAAGGGCGAGATAGGAAAAACTGGTATTGGCCCTACTCTTGCTACGCTTGCTCTAGATTATTTTGTGCCCGGACTTGGCGAAGCTGCTGGTTTGGGTATGAGTAATGCAGCTACTGCCGCAACAATTGTTGGTGGTGGCACAGCCATTGCTTCCGGTAGTTTGCAAAAAGGTTTAATGGCTGGCATTAGTGCTTATGGTACAAGTGAATTAGCTGGAGCTGCGGGAAAAGGAATAGAGCAAGCGGCTTCTGACAAAATACTTACTGCTGGGGACGCATTAAAAGACGGTGTTGATTTGTCTACAAAACTTGCTCCCGGAGAACAATTTAGCGGAGGGCTTAGTGGGCTTAAAGCAATGCCCACAATGGATCTTCTTAAATACGGTGCAATGGCTGCGGCTCCTGTGTTAACCGCACAAAGTAAAACCGGTTTGCCCTCTAATACAACTAACCCCGGCGCGTACATTCGACCCAAAACTTATGATCCCGTATCCCACAGATACTATGATCTTCCTGCGGTAAAAGCAGGAGATTGGGGCGGTCAGTCTATTGCCGACTACGTTAATTCTCAAGTGGCTCCTGCTCGTGCAGCTAGGGGTGGTTTGATGGCTGCCTATGCCGACGGTGGTATGGCGCAAGATGCCGCTGGTGGCGGTATGTTTAACTATGCGCAAATGCAACCTGCGGTAGATTTAAACTCTGGTATTGGTACAACACACATGGCTGAAGGTGGTGTTGCGCATTATGAAGATGGCGTGCGTCGTTTTGATATTGGTGGTGAAAATGCTGCCGCATTACAAAGTGCGTATGCTAGTGGGTCTGATAACTTACAAAGTTTAATTAATAACATGGGCGTTACGCAAGCCGACGTTAATAAATATTTTCCCGGGTTTGATGTAAATGCTGCTGGCTTAAGTTTGCCCGGTCAAACTGCTGCGGCTCCTGCTTCTGCGGCTCCTACTACATCTGCATCTTTTTTTGCTCCCGGTGGGCAAGGTTCTCAAATAGCTGCTTTAGAAGGACAAGGTATAACTGGGGCTAATGCTGCACAACAAGTCTTAAACCCATATACAAGTTACACAAACGATCAATTAAATACTTTTTTTGCTGACCCTAAAAACGCTGCGGTATTACAATCCCCTGCTGGTTTAGCTGCGGCTGAAACGCAGTATAAAGCTGATCCTAATGCAATAAATCAATATATTTCTGGGATAGCAGATAAGTATATTGACCCAACAGCAACACAAAAAGGTTCAGGCACATTAGGTATATATCAAAACTTGATGAAAGAACATGTAGATCCATCTGTTTTTTCCGCAGCAGAAAAAAGTGTTAATCCTGATTGGGGAAAAACTAATACTTATTGGAATCCAGATACTATAGCAAAAGCATATCAAGTAGCTGATAAAGTTTTGAAATT